ATGTTAGAGAACAGTTTTAGGCTTACCTTTTTTTTAAAGTCACCTAAGAGAGTGACAAGCCAGAGATTAATTTATTTGAGAATTACCGTTGACGGTATAGCAAGGGAAACTTCGACCAAACAGAAGTGGGATGCCAACCGATGGGATCAGCAAATATGCAGGGCTACAGGTAATAAAGAAGATGCAAGGGCTATCAATTTTTACCTTGATTCCATCACAAATAAAATTTTACAATTTAAGGCAGAACTAATAATTAGCTCAAATGCTATTACGACACAGCGCCTTCTTGACTTTATACAAGGTAAGGATGCTTCAAGAGCAAAATTGCTCGACGAATTTCAGCAGCACAATGACGAAATGAAAGCATTAGTAACTACTGGCGAATATGCGATTGGTACATATACTCGTTTTGTGATTGCTAAAAGACATGTTAAAGAATTTATCGACTTTAAGCACGGCTCAAGCGATATTGAGTTTCGGGATCTCAAATATGATTTTATAAAAGATTATGAGTTCTTCCTAAAAACTGTTAAGCATTGTAACAATAATACGACCTTAAAGCACATTACTTATGTTCGGAAAATGGTAATGCGAGCAGTGCATAAAGACATCCTTCAAAAAGATCCATTCGCAAGCTTTAGAGGAAAAAGGAATAAAGTAATAAAAAGTCCTCTTAGTCTTGAAGAACTCACAGCTATCGAGAATTATAACTTTTCCACAAGGCGATTAAGCGTTATCCGTGACGTTTTTATTTTTCAATGTTATACCGGCCTCGCTTACGTTGATGTTTTTAATTTACGGCATTCTGATATAAAAAAAGGTATTGACGGGAAATTATGGATTATTAAAACCCGGCAAAAGACCGACAGCCCTTTTCATGTGCCACTGCTACCCCAGGCAATGAAAATAATAGAGTTTTACCAAGATGACCCAATCTGCCAGCAAAGAGGTACGATACTACCTGTTGCTTCAAATCAAAAGATGAATGAATACCTAAAGGAAATTGCATCATTGTGTGGGCTTATATGTAGTCTAAACACCCATAAGGCCCGCAGAACATTCGGAAGCACCGTTACGTTAGCCAATGGAGTCCCAATTCATGTAGTGAAAGAAATGCTCGGGCATAGCTCTGTAAAGCAAACTGAGGAGTATGCTATCACTGAACAAATTTCAATAGGCAGAGAGATGGAAGTATTAAATAAAAAATTGCAAGTGTCCACAGTAACCTCCCTAACGGAGTCAGATAAAATATTAATAGAACTGCGAAAGGAAATGGATGACCTCAAACGGCTAATAATGGGTCGGTACGCTTAGAAAAATCTTTTTCTTTTTTGCTACTTGGGTATCTAATATAGCACTAAATTTATTTGATTTAGTGCTGTATTAAAACATCAACTACTGTTCTTTCATTGATAGTAGGCACCTAAATACAATATTTGATCTTGCATAAATGGAAAAACATAAAATTTACGACCGGAATTTCAATGAGAACGCAGTTAAACTGGCACTTGAAAAAAATCGATTTAAAGCTGCAAAAGAACTTGGAGTAGCGACTACGAATATCTATAGATGGCAAAATGAGTTTCAAAAATATGGAGCAGAAAGTTTTTGCGGGGGTGGACATTTTAGAAACCCAGAACTAAAAAGATTTTCCGAACTCAAAAGAAACCTGGAAAAAAAACTAAGAGACTCAGAACTACACGTTGAAATTTTTAAGAAAGCAAGTAAACATATCGCTGCAGGGAAACCTATGATCTTCCACTTTATTGAGGACAATTTGGACAAGTACCCGTTATGGAAAATGTGTAAAGCATTAGGCATACTAACAGGAACCTATCATAAGTGGAAAAGCCAGGCCAAATCTCCAAGGCAACTACAGAGCCTTTTATTGGAACAAGAAATAACTGCTGTCTTCTATGAATATAAGGAGCGGTATGGCAACATAAGGATTTCGGAAGAATTAAAAAGCCGGGGCATTAAATTATCACCAGCTCAGGTTACATTTTACATGAAAAAGCTAGGCCTTGTGAGTAAGCTAAGCACCAGCAATAAATCGAAGTATAGTTCACCCTTTATACCTTACAATCCCTGTATTTTCCCTAATCTATTAACCCGACAATTTAAAGCTGAAGAACCTTCCCAGGTTTGGGTGTCGAGTATAACCAGTATTGAAACAGTGACTGGACTTATATATCTCACGGTTATAATCGATTTATTTGACAGAAAAATTATTGGATGGAGCCTGAGCAACAGACTTACTATAATTGAGACTTCCATGCCAGCCTGGGAGATGGCTGTTCATGGGCGCAAAATAGCGCAAGGATTAGTGTTTCATTCCGACCGGGGTCCGCAATATGCCAATAAACTATTTACCCGTAAACTGGCCTCTTATAAATGTGTCACCAGGAGTATGAGCCGCAAGGGAAAACATTTGGATAATGCTATACCAAGGAACTTTTTTAATTCCCTTAAGTCTGAACTTTTACAATCAGATAATCCTGTGACAAAAAAACAAATCGAAGAAGCATTGATAGCCTTCTCCGGAAATTGTTCCAAATAAACGCATCGGGTATAAATCAACACCTTTCAGATGATGAAAAAATATGAACGTGCTTTCAAAGAGAATGCGGTTAAATTAAGTTATGAGCGAGGCAAGGGACAAATTCTCGTTATTGAACGCGAACTTGGAATTACGCCAAGTTGCCTGAACAGATGGCGGCAGGACTTTGAAAAATACGGGGCAGGTAGTTTTTGTGGAGCGGGTTATTTAAAATTAACGCCCAACCAATCTGTAGTTACTGAACTCGAAAATAAAATTAAAGATTCTGAACTTGCTTTGGAAATTTTGAAAAAAGGAACCGGACCTGTCATTCAGGGAAAAATTGCAACCAAAGAATTCATTGAAGAGAATAAGAGTAAATTTTCAATTTTAAAAATGTGTGCGGTATTGAGCGTATCGCGGACTACCTATTACCGAAGAAAAAAGCAGGAATTGTCAGATACGGAATCCCGAATAATTTTACTTAAACAGGAAATTGTATCCATATTTAACGAACATAAACAAACCTATGGATGCGGAAAAATTACAAAAGAGCTGCACGAGCGGGGCTTTAAGATACAGACTTCACAGGTAACCCTTTATATGAAAATGCTTGGCCTGCGAAGTAAAGCCAAAAGAAAATTTATACCGACAACTGATTCAAATCATAATCATTATATATCTCCCAATGTTTTGAACAGACAATTTGCAGTTAACGAGCCAGCTAAAGTTTGGGTTTCTGACATCACCTATATACAAACAATCAAAGGGTTTGTATATCTCACAATTATTATGGATTTATTCGACAGGAAAATCATTGGTTGGAGCTTAAGCAAGGGAATGAGCTGTAAAGAAACTACTTTGCCCGCTTGGCAAATGGCGGTTAAAAACAGGGAAATAACTAAGGACTTAATCTTCCATTCTGATAAAGGTGTTCAATATGCTAACAAAATTTTCACTACTACATTAGATTCCTATACGTTTGTTAGACGTAGTATGAGTCGTAAACAAAACCATAATGACAACGCCGTTTGCGAAAGTTTTTTCAAATCTTTTAAGGGAGAATTAATTAATGGGAATAAACTTCTAACCAGAAATGAAATGAAAGCAGAAGTACATGAATACATCGAAAATTGGTAAATAAAAAAAGAAGGCATTCCTATCTAGGTTATAAGACAATCGAAGAATTTGAAAAAATCAATAATGTAATTTGAAAATTATCTCCAAACATTTGTGGATACAGCTATATATAATCGCAAAAATCAAATGTGCCAAAATTAAAAATGAATTGTACCAATTTTAGCTAAAATCATCTGAAAGTCTTAACACACACAACAGCCTCACAGCCGCACGTATTTCAGATGCTGAGCCACATTAAACCCTCCAACCATTTAACAATATCATCGCTACCGCAGTCCTCGCAAAAGTCGTCTATAATCATAGCGCAAAAGTAGCAATTAATCAATATTTAAACACCATTTAAAAAGCCCTCAAATGAGGGCTTTAGTATTACAGGTCGTTTATGAACTTCAATAGACGTTCTTTAATCAGTGTCTTATCCCTATCCATTGCAATGAGCATAGAACCTTTTTTATATGCCGGATAAGGCTTTTGTGCAAGCTTTGATTGAAAGCGCTTACAGAGTGGGAATATATAGCGATAGGTATCTACTTTAAAAAATTGCAGATCACCAAGCAAAAAGGCAACGTTGTTACGTATGTAAATGCTCTTACTATCCATGCGTGTCATGTTCATTTGGTGGTTAATCTCGCCTGTACGCTTGTTTTCGGCAAATACCGTTTCATGGCTGCCATAGTATTTAAAGTTTGAGGCTTTATAAATCGTTCCGCAACCTAATCGGCCATCCGCAAATGACTGAACGGCCACTATGTTTTTATCCAGTTTAGGCAATTGCTTTAAAGAATGCGCGATTAGTAGGCTTTCAGCATTTTTTCCAAGTTCGTCCGATATCCACATACGATTAAGCTCTAACATAACGGCATTGGGATTAGGGTGTGTAAATAACTTTGCTTTTGGGTGCATCATATAACCGTAGACGGCGACACCGAGACAGACCTCAGAACCTGGGCGAAAGAAGCCAAAATTATACAGGCCAAAGCCTGAATTATTCCATTTCCTGCTATAGTGGTTATTAATAATAAGTTCCTTAGCAACCTCTTTGCTAACTTGTTTAATTTCGAGTATTCCTAAATTTTTAGTGGTTAAAATTATTGACATTTTTATTGTTTTTATGCGTATTTTATTTGGTTAATTTACTGTTTTACACTATCTTTATAGTGTATTCAAAAAGTCTATTTTTTGAATATTTCTATCCATTCGCTATGTAATCTTTTGGCTAAATGTGCCATCATTACAGGCGGCACGCTCATACCCAATACATATTTTTTCTTGCTGTATGTGTCGCTCAAAAAATTATAGTCTAAAGGGAACGACTGAGCGAGTAATAATTCCTGTGAATTCATTTGGCGCGGTTCGTCAAACAGCGTTAGTTTGCTGCCCTGGCTGCTTACTACCGAACATACCGCCCTGTCAGGATAAACATAAGATGCATTAAAATTGCTATCCCGGTTTTCTATCCTTTGTAAGGTACTTGCGTAAGTTCTGTCTCCAATTATACGCTTATCCCAAATATGTTGGTCATGGTCTGTCCAAGGAGCATCATTTAAGCCCTTAGAGCGAATTTCTTTGAACGGGATGTGTGTACGCCCAAATTTCATATTTAAGCGCGGGAAATCGCAAAAAAGTAGCCCCTGAGGCATAGGCAGCTTACTTGCTAAATCTTTACGAACCGCTATAAAGAAAACGCGCTCCCTGCGCTGTGGCACTTCCATTTGAGAACTGTCAAGCTCAAATTCTTGCACCAGGTAGCCCGCAGCATCGAAAGCCTTTAATATTTTCCGCACATATTCACGGGCATTGCCTTTTAATATGCCCGATACATTTTCGGCCACAACAACTTTAGGTTGTAATTTTTCTGCAAGGTCTATAAAGTCAAAAAATAAAGTATCAAGTATTTGTTCGGCTTGCCCCTCATTAAATTTCTTTAGCTTACCCCAATCCTTTTCCCGATTGCCAGCCATAGAAAACGAACTGCAAGGAGGCGAGCCGTCCAATATATCAAGTTCGTACAATTCCTGTGGCAAGTCGGTTCTATTTTTAAACGACTGTATGCCCTCAATAAATGCAAATTTGGGGTTGTGGTTCTGCATGTAGATATCTGCCATGCGTTTATCTATCTCATTAATGCCAATAACATCCCACCCGGCTAATTTATAACCCATAGTACTGCCACCTCCGCAGGCAAAGCAGCTAAACACTTTGCCCTTGTCTTTTGTAAATATGGCATTTTTTAAACGCCACCTGTAATTAAATTCCATTCGTATTTTGATTGATGATTGATGATGATTACCTTTGCAGCTCTCACAGTATTTAAGCACAACAAAGCCACAACAGAAGACTTATGTCCTCCGATGTGGCTTTGCTGCTTAAATTAAGATACTGTGAGAAGTTTTTAATTGTCGGAGGGCTCTTTTTTACCTCCAATGCTTTCTTATTTCTTAGGCTTCCATAGGTAGTATGCCAGTGCTGCTACTGCTAATCCTGCAACCGGTAATAACCAGCCATTGTAATTAAAGTACCAACACATCCCAACTACTAACGTACCAGGTACAGCGCCATAACGTGTAAAACGTGGGTCGCCATTTGAGCCTTTACCCTGTGCTAAGTCAATGACTGCCGCAAACATCCAAGATGCTAATACCATTAGTGGAATGTTGATAGCTAATTTTCCAGTTAAAGTGTTGATCTGTCCGTCATATGCGTAATAAGTTACATATGATGCCAACGTTGTAAAAGCCATGCCGATTAAAAGATTTACGTGCCTCTTAGCCTTAAAGAAGTCTGCACGGCCTTCCTTATTAAAATCTTCTTTAACCTGATTGTAAAAGCCTTTTAACATTAGCCAATAAGTTTTAGGATAGTTCTTAATTGCTTGCCATAATTGTGCGCCTCTGCCGGGCGCGGTTGTTGCATTCTCTGCCATATTTAAAATTTAAAGGGGTTTATAATTCAGGTTCTGCCATTGGCCACCAATCGGCAGGCAATTCTGCAACTTTGCGGTTAAGCTCCATTTCGCTAAAAAATGGTTCAAAGTTTAAGGCCTCAGTATACTTACCTAAAGACAATTGAACCGGTATAATATTTACAACCTCAATAGCGGCTTTGTCCTGTGTGGGGTGGTATATAACCTGCCTGTACGCTTCGGGTTTTTTAAGCATGTTAGCGGCTTGCGCCTCATCTGTAATTTGGGTATGTCTTAACCCTGCTTTGTAGGCAGGTTCATAAACAACATAGTTAATATTCATAATAATAAGTTTGGATATCGTTTTAAAATGTAATTCGTGTAAAGGGTTTCGTACTCAAAGTCAATTTGTTGTTGGTCTTTGCCTGTATTATCATACATAATTATTTCATGTATGCCGTTTGCAACCGCACCACAACCTAAAATCATAGGCGAATAATCAGTAGCACCGTTAGGCGCGGCTATAAATTTTTTCTCTGCCTGCAAGATGTTGTTAACGTAATATTTCCTGTGTAGCAAGGGTAAGGCAGCATTATAACCATAATCTTTTATTGCAAGCGCATAACTCTTAACACCGTTGTAAACTCCTAAAAGCTGTGTGCCTTCAATTCCGGAATTAGAGTTAAGTCGTGTAGTGAATCCATGACTGTTATTCGTTGGCGCACTAATTGTAAAGTTGCCGGTGGTGGGCGTTGACAAACCTGTGTTAAAAAACGGAAAACCGCTATTTGTCTGTATGCTATTTATCCTAAAAATAATTATTAATGTAATCGGGGTGCCATCAAACAAAATACGTTTAAAGCTACTATCGTGTATTGCAAAAACGGGGCTGGTGGTTCCGGCTATCCATAAGCCATTATTGCTATTACCAATTATGCCACCATAACCGCTTATATAGCTTTGTGAGACACGGTCGTAAGGTTTCCAATCGCGGCTACCATCGGTAACACTTCCACTAATATCCTTCCAGTTAAAAACATAATTGCCGTTGTTTAATGTCACGCCATCGGTCGCCCTATTCCATAACTTTAAACCGCTATAATTACGAGGGCTTACACCACCGTATATTGCGCCTTGTATACTGCCTCCTTTAAGATACATAAGTAGATGCGAATTTAAGTTCCGTAAAACCACCTATGTACTTTGTACTGTCGCTTGCGTTGGTTGTAAAGTAGAACTTTAAATTTGTGCCAACTGCCTCAACTCCCATTGCAAACGTAGCATAAGTACTATTAGTAGTTAAAACATCTAAGGCAGGTTGTGTAACCGTTATCACGCCGCCAACGTTCTTAATTGATGCTTTAAATTCGGCTGCTATAACCTGGCTGCTGCTGCTATTTTTTACAAGCAACGAGCCTTTAACCATCATAGCATTGCCGGGTGCGCTAAACGGTACCGTGATCTCATTACCCAGTAAATCTTTAGCGTATACTTTAACACCCGCGCCCATGCTCTCAATAGCGGCTTGCATCTGGTCAAGCGGCAAATAAATACCCGCATCCATACGCGTACGCGCCCTATTGATAACAGCCACGCCGTTTGAAGTGGTTCTGATGGTTTGATAGGCAATACCTGCTTTATCCACAATAGAAAATGCATCATCCTGATTAGCATTTATTAGAAGCCTGGCCTGCCCTGACTGGATATTGTCCTGTACAACTAACTCAAATATTTCGCTGTAGACGTTTAATTTACCCGAGTTCCCCGCCGAACCGATAACAAGCTCTCTGGAAGCTGCAAGCCACGTTAAAAATGCATCGGCAGATATGGTACCATCTGCCGACACGCGCGGTAATCTGATTGATGCTCCTGCAAGCCCTGCGTTTGCACCACTATTAAGTTTTGCCGCAACATCATCTACGGTAGCCACATCAACGCCGCTTTTCTTTAAACCTCCTGTAAAATTCCAAAGTCCGGAAATTGATGCGCCGCGCGTTTTTACCCACGTCCACCAATTGTAAAGTTTTGAACGGCTAACAAATTTATTATCCTCAGCAACCGGCACTTCAATCTGTATTTCGGCATCTGTGGCCTGTGTACCGGTTAGCTTACCGCTATTGTCAGTCTCATTAACCACCTGCACAACCTCGTTAACCTTGCCTACAATCTGGTTAAATTCAGCCATAGGCAATTTCCTGTTTGCAGGTATGTTTTGGGTTGCGGTTACCTTTTCGGGGGTATCTTCTTTTTGCCCAATCGTTAAAGGTTGTATAGCCATTATATTGGTCGTGTTAGTTCGTTAATTTTTGTATAGTAAGCATTCATAAATGCGGGTATTTGTTCCTGTGGCACGTCAACAATACCGGTAACCGACATAACTTTGTAATTAGCGGGGGTTCGGTTAATAGTGCCGTAATGAAAACGTGCTGTAGCATGCATCGGGAATACAAAGCCGTTATGTTCAAACGTTGCTGTCTCAATCGCTTCGCTCTTTTTTGCATAAGTGGCCTGAGCTTGCCCCGTTTGAAATTCTGCCTGATAGATTGCCATTTCTTCGGGTGTACGGTCTTCATAGGCACCGTTTACGATCTTCCAAGGGCAAACACCAAATTGCGTTGCTGGTATATCGGCCTCATCAATAACGAGCGGGGTAACCTCGCCAGTCCAGGTTTGAAAAATCAAAAAGGGTTTTTCTTCTAATTCTATAGCTTTTGCGTTCATTATAGTGGTATTACGGTGTAATAAAGTCTTAGTGTTTGCGTGCCGCCGCTTATCTCACGCAGCAATAATTTAAACCCGTTAACGGTGTGATCTTTAGTCATGCAAAAAACATCGTTATCAGTGTTGTAGTTGGAGCCAAAACTTACAAGATTTGGTATTACTTGGTAATAGCCGGTATAGCTTAAAGGTGCGCTAAACGTTATAGGGATTACCATATCGGTATTAATATCTCCTAAATAAACAATACCCTTAGTAAGCACTGTCAACAAATTAGTAGGCTTATTTAAAATGGCAGCAGCGGTATTCGCCGGGGCATTCCAGTTGCTTTGAACATTGCTTACCAAAGCGTCCCACGCATTAATCATAGCTGTGGTGAGGTTATTATCGGTATGCACGTAGTTGGCATCCTGTACAATATCATTCGGCAATGTAAACTGTGATAGCTGCTTTATGGTACTAAGCCTAACAAGGTCGCTAAATGGAAATGTAGCTGTGCCACCAGTTCCAAATTTCATATACCTTTTTTGAGATACAGGCAAAATGGTATTTACACCCGTGCCGTTGGTAGCTCCATTGTCATATTCCGCACTAATAGTTTCTTCTACAATTGTTACTGTGGCAGCGGGTAAGCCACTTTCAAACGCTAATATTTCGCCTTGATAGGCTACAAAACCTGATGTATAGTTAGCAGGCTGGTCGGTAGGAATTATTAGTGATGGCTGTATTCCATATAAAATTGTTTTGTTGCCTGCAAGCCTTGCCATAGCGGTAAAAATATCGTCGAGAGCTGCTTGCAGCATTCGCCATGTATCATTTGTACCGGGAAAGCCACTACCGCTAATAATTATCCGTTTACTTGAACCCATACTATATTATAATTTTTGCTGTATAATTTGTAATAATCTACCAAACCCCTCATTCGGGTAATATATTCTGTTAATCCGGTGGCTGTAGCCGGTTGCAATATTGGCGGTACGCACACCGTAAAATCTACGCCCTCGCCTGCAAATTCTTCTACTTCTCTGTAAAAAACGACCTGAGGCGGTTCATAATGAAATACTTCCCTGTTTTCAGCTTGTTCATAAAAATATGTCGCTGACCTAAAAACAGTATTTACAATCCTGATGCGTCTTTGATTGGTATCAAACCTATCATTAAGCATCGCCTCCATATATACTTTTTGCGAGTTATGGTTGAGCCTGTAAAAGGCATCAGCCATGTAAGTAGTAAAATCAGTATAAAGAACTTTTACGGGCTTTAAAAGCACATCGGCCAAAGCCTTTGTTTTAGGCTGCCTGCGTGCCATTGGCAACAATGCCTCAACAAATAGGCTCCAAGTAATTATAAATATCTCCATTAGCTTTCAACTGGAATCCAGTTAATGTTAAGTTCATCTATAACCAGGTAGCCGCTGTCTGCAACCCTGAATATATCTATAGGCCCCACATTCGGTATTCCCTGCTGATCATACGTGTAATCCCCATATTTACTTGCCGCCTGGTTTGCCTTATTCTCAACAACGCCTTGTACATTTCGAATAGCTCTTTTAAGCTCTTCAATGTTTAGCCTGCCGTTAAAGCTTATATTTTTAAGAAAGTCATCTATAGCGTTCTGAACGGGGGTGTTATTAGTGCCATCTAACCTTTGACCAAAAGAGTTTAATATCTTAGGGTCAAAATATACATCAAGGTCAAGTAACAATTTATCTGCCATGCCCGAAGTTACTTCGAGCTGCGTACCGGCATCAACTACATGGTTTCTCATATAATAATCTGCCGCCGTTAATGCCTCCACCGTTAATGGCTGTAAATTACCCTCGCCGTCGCCCCCTGCAAGCTTTATCCTTAAAATGCCATAGCCATTGGCACTGTATAGCTTTATTGCGGCAGCTTGTTTTACAACTTTTGCGGCGGCTATAGCTTCATCACTTAATTCGGTTATATTAAATTTATCAGTACCGGGTATCACGGGAACCCCAAGCAGAAAGCCTAACGCTTTATTACGGTACCAATCCTGTGTATGAGCTTGATTTTGCGCAATCAGTGCATCCACTTGCTCTTTAAAAATATCCCATAACCCCTCAAGGGTGTAGATTGCCATTGACACTACGAAAAGTAAAAGCCTCCAAAGTGCGCTACCTGATGTGGAAGTGAGCGAGGCTCCAAGCTCAGTCGCCTGTAGCTCGGTTATCATTGATGTTTGTATTTGCTCTAAAGTCCTTGCCATTATAATAGTGGTAATAGTTGCGGAAATTGGTAATCTAATTCCTGATTTTCACTTTCTGTTGTAACTGCCGTTGCGGGAATGATACCCTTGTATTTATAATAGTCTACAATGTCCTGTGCGCCATAATCCTTTTCAGGTATCTTTATGGTATCACCCGTGCTAAGTATAGCGGTGGGGCTTAATCCGTTTAATTTTGCAATGTCAAGGTAAGCGGCAACTGTGCCGCAGTATTGCACCGCAACGTCAAACAGGCTTTGGTTATGTAGTATTTCTTTTTGCATTTCTCAATAACCTGTTTTCTCGTTTTAACTCTGTTATCTCCTGTTGTTGGAGTTTTATTTTTCGGTCTTTTAATTTCAATTCTTCTTCAAGCATGGCCACCTTACGGTTCATCATCTCGTCATATTCCTTAAAACGGCTCTCATAGCGGCTTTTAAGGTCGTCAAGCAATGCTTTATAATTGCTTGATAGTTTAGCATCATTATCAATTTCGGCACTTACCGCATCAGCGGTAGACTTTCTACGACCAAAGAACCACCCAAAATAACCTGTGCTGCCTAACGTTATGAGACCGGCAACAGCGCCTAAAATTTCGTTCATTTAAGTTATTGTATAAGTAAGTGTGCCTGTTACAGCTCCGCCACCAGGTTGGGCAACAAGTCCCGCACTATAATTTATTTTTGCCTCCTTTATTTCTTCGATTACTGCTTTAGCTATTGCCAAAGAAATTCGCTCTAAACTGTCGTTTGCGCTTTCTTCTTCGGTTTGCTCATTTATTAAAGCTTCCTTTATTTTACTTTTTAATCTTTGTGTATCCAGCATTTAACTATCCTTTAAAAAGCTATCAAAGCGGGTTTGTATATTCTCAAATTCAACATCATTAACCAGCGATATTGTGGGGCCTACATTTGTTGTAAATACCATGTGCCTGCACGCCGTAATCAAATCGCTAACAAGCTTTTTTAAGGTTTCATTTTCTTTTTTAAGAAGAAAGCCGTCTTTGTCAATTTGGAATTGTACACCCTCAATTTTTAAGGCAATACTTTCAATCTCAGAACATGCCTCAACATAGAGCCTATGTATATCTTCATTAATTGGGCTTACCAATACAGAGCTGCCAACCTTAGGGAAAATGTGAAATTTGTTCAGACTATCATCAATTACAGCCGATAGTTGTACATCGGTATATTCTATTTCATCATCAGACACCCGGCATGTACCTTTATCTTTGTCAACTTCCAAAACCGTAACAGGAAATGTGTCTACATCCCTTTTTGTTAATTTTCTGAAAGCATCCTGTAGCTCTTTATCCATTATATTTTAGTACCTATAGTTACCTTACGCCTTGCACCACCCATACCAAAAGTGGTTACTACTTTCTTAATAAAGTATGCGCCCTCCCTGTTTAGATGTTCTTTATCAATAAATACCGCCCTCATACCCCTTGTAGCATACGGCATAAGAAAACTGGTAATATCGCCCTCAAAGCCATCATATTTCAATTTCTCAATTTCAGCGAGTGCCATTTCACGTAACTTATTTTCGTCGCTTATAACGCTTGTGTGGTAGGTTCTTTGCTCGCCATCAGGGTCGCCCACCTCAATACTTTTGCGTTTATTATCAGGGGCTACATAGGTGTACTTTATTTTTAGTTTCCTGTCCTCTTTACTCTTAAATTCAAGGTTATTTTCAACCAGGTTATAATTAAGATCATAAAGCACTTCCTGCCCTATATTGGTTAGCTGCTGTAACCCGCAATACAATTTTCCTGCATCATCTATAAAGGCGGTCATAAGCAAATCCTTTTTAAAGCTTTCTAACACCTGGGCACCGTTGGCACCTCTTACAATCCATTTATCAAGTGGCACATCGGGTATCGTGTCCGCAAGCTCAATGCCCGTATCTTTTACAACCTCCTTTAAAATTTCTTTCATAGAGGTTTTACTCCATGACTTTGTAATATTGTTACGCCTGAGCTTCCACATGGCATCTTCGCAATGAATTTCCATCGGTATTTTAGGGCTTACCTTTTTAACAAAACCTGTAAACTCAACGCCTGAATATCTGCCCTCATAAGCAAGGGTGATTGTTATAGGGTCACCCGCTTTAATGGCTTCTTCAGTATATTTCTGCTCACCATTTTGCTTTACCTTAAATCGTGTAGGCATTTTTATTATGGCTGTATCTCCAAGCTCATCGACTGATTTGGTAATTTCCACTTCATGGATAGCACGGAAAACATAATCGCCAATCTCTATTTTACCATCCAGTACAAACATCAGCCTAAGTTTTTTTTTCTTTCAGATCAGCGTAAAAGTCCTGGTCGCTAACGGCAGCAATAGTATATTTTTGCATACCCTGTTGTCCTACCATTTCATCAAACTGCAAATCTTTAATTACAAGTTTCCTTATTTCAAAAAGCTCTAAGAATGGATTGTTAACCACCTCTAAAGCATCGTTAACTTCAAACATTCGTCTTATAAGGTCTACCTGCTCTGCGGGGTAAGCGTCTACATTGTCCTCATTAAGGCAAAGCCCCCTTATTGTTATTTGGTAGTCCTCAGTACATATATATTCTTTTACCGGGCCTTTGCGTAGCTTTCCAACGGTGGCAGTTTCCACAATGGTTTTAGAAATACTAAAAGAGATGAGGGGCTCGTTAGGCAAATCAAAGATTTCACCCTTATAGCCTAAAGCAATAGTGGTAAAATACTTTTGTCCCGGCTTAACAAAACCCACGCCCATAAGGCTTGGTAAAGTAAAAAGCGTTTTGTTTTTTGCCCACCACTCAGGGAACAATGGCCCTATATAATCGTGATGGGCTTTTGCTACAAGTTCTTTTATATCAAATGTTGCCATTACCCTGTCTGCATTTGGTTTACACTATTGACAGACCTTAAAATCATTTCCTGTATTTTATCTCCTAATTGTGAAATTCCTTTCTCGGAGCTGTCTACATAAATTTTCGTATCGTCTTGAAGCTTTTCAATATTTACGGTTATGTGGGTTATCTTAGAACCTCCCGACACAATACCGTCAGTACTACCATTAGCAGCGCCCCCCTGTCCGGCTTTACCGCCTGCGCCCTGTTTAGCGACATAATTATCGTACGCAGATGTACCGGTATTTTTTGCACCACCGCCGTTAAACTTATCCTGTATGGCTTTAAAGTCTTTTTTAATGCCCTCGGTGTCTACGGTTATACCTACCTGGCTAAACTCGTTCATTGCAGCCTTGCCGGTATCAACCATCTTTTTATAACCGTCAGATATAGACTTTTTACGGGCTTCGGTATCGGCGGCAATTTGAGATAACATTCGTTGGTTCTCGTCGCTATCGCCCATGCCCACGGCTTCCTTAAAGTTGTACCAACCCTCTTTAATTTTGTTGATACCTATCATCAGGCCATTTACAAGGGTGTTAAAATTAGCTTGAACATATTCGGTGTATGCTTGCCATAGAAGTTTTGCGCCGTTAACGGTATGCTTCCACGAGTCGCCCCAACCGTTAGTATATTTTATAACCATGCCTATTACCATGATAAGAGCCATAATACCAAGCACTATCCAAGTGGTAGGATTTACAAGCATAAGGGCATTGTAAATTAAAAGGGCGTTATTCCATAAGTAATATGCGGCAGTTACTACCAATATGATATCGGCATAAGGCGTAAGCACATCTATAATTGCTTTAAGGCCTGTGGTTAGCCAGTTAACAACAAGTAATACCCCGCTCATTGCATTGGCAAAACCCGCTACAAGCGTACTGGCACTATCAATTCCAAAGGCTACTTGTATAAAAGACATAAGGCTATCTACTACGGGCGATATCATTGCCCATAAAAGTTCAAACCACATAGAAATATCAGACAAATGCGAGCTTAAAAAATCAAGCGATGCACTTACGGCATCAATCACACCCGCAAAAATTCCGCTGGACTCGCCACCTATGGCAACAAGAAAACTATTCCATTGGTCGCCCAGGTTAGAAATCCTGCCCCCAAGCGTTTTAGAAATTGCATCCATAGAGTTTGCAACCCCTGTCATATTACCGTATTGCAAAATAGCCTGTCGCAATGCAGAGGCATTATTTTGTACGGTTGTTGTTATACCTTTAAATGAAAAGCTAACCTGGTCTCCCGCCTTGGAAGCCTTAACACCAAATTCTTTAAGCCGCTCAAATTCGCCGCTTTCGGCATCGAGGATAGCCTCAGTTAATTGGTCAAAGCCTTTGCCCTGTGATGCTGCAAGGTCGCCCATCTTACGCAGCTCGTCTTTAGTGGGGTTAAACCCCCTGTTGACGAGCTTAACAAATGCACCGGTAAGCTCATTTAGCGCAAAGGGCGTTTCCGTGGCAAACTGTGTAAGCATGTTAAGGGCGGCACTACCGACATCGGCAGATTGAAACGTATTAGTTAAAACCGCACTAAACTTTTCATACTCTGCCCGCGCCTCGACGACTTTATTAGTAAACGACCAGATGGCCGCAACGGCAAAAACGCTAACAATAATACTCTTAAGCTTATTCATGGAGTTGCCCATAAAAGTGCTGGTTTTTTCTGCCTGCCTCATAGAGTTATCCATACCATCTACCTGCCTGCGCGTAGCTCCTACGGACTGAGCAACCCTTTGCAGGGTATTGCTGGCATAATCACGCATTCGCACTATAAATTCGTAGGCATTCATTGTTGTGGGTTTGTCTTAGATTCCTGGCTTCTTATGTGATGTAGTATTAATATGTCCTCTGCCCATTCTTCATCACTAAGTTTTGAGGGTTCGGGGTTATGCATGTAATACTTTAAATACCCATTGTAAAGAGATATATTAAGGCGTTCGGCATATTTAAAAGCGGAGGCGTCATCAGTATCGATGACAGCCTCCTCTAAAGCTTTTTTAGTGTAGCAACCTTTTGGTTTTGCAGGTCTTCAATAATTTTGTATAAAGGAAAACGGATTGCCGCATTGTTACGATCATCAAAAGCCGGGTCTTTTTCTATACACACAAGCTCGAATAATTTTTCCTGTGTAACGAACGGCTTACCCGATGGGTTTTTCTTTTCGGCCATTCTCAAATCTTCGCGGGTAATTACCCTCACAATGCATTTGTGTCCGTCGATGGTAATAGCAGTTTGACGATTTTCTAACGCCTCGGTTTCGGCATCGTCATACTCAAAAAAGTTTATAAGCTTTTTACGAGCAGGTAAAAAATACTCGTCATTGCTTTTTATTTCAGGATCGCCGCCAATCCATAATGCAGAAAACATTTCTTCGCCAAAAGCAATATCGCCATCCTTTTGCATCGCTGTGAATGCCCTTTTAAAATCCTGCATTTTTGGCTCACGTAGATAGCCAATTTTATCATCTACGGGAAATTGCCAAACACCCCCGTGTTTTTCTTTCCATTCGTTTATTTGCTGTTGTGTAGCCATATTATTGTTGTGGTTTTAGATCGTAAAATAGTATCGGAAGCTCAACAAGCATTTGTTTATCGCCTTGCTTCATGCCTTTTTTGTACTCTGTAATTTCTGCCTCAGGCACAATGTCTATAACATCCTGTCCGCCATCGTTTGGCGTATAGGCAACCGTTATAGAAAAATTAAGGTTTAGTATATCCTTGTCCGGAGCATCCCTTATCATGGCTTCAAGTTCGCTTTGCCAAACTACTATTTTGCCCTCGTAAGATTTGTTACCTCTTAAAATGCCATGCCCTTTTGCACCACGGCCACGTTTAATTTCTTTTTCCTGTTTGGCGGTGTACTCAAATTCGGTTACACCTTCCAGTATGCGGCCACCGTAAGCAATTGTCACGTCTGACCAAGAATAGTCTTTTGTACTAAAATCTGCTGCCATGATTATTCAATGTTAGCTGTGAACCCAATGTTCACGGTTATATATTCAGCATATCCAACAGGCAACAATTGTATGCTTACATTGAAATTGCCGGATGTTACTACGTTTTGGTTTTGGTCGATGTATACTTTCAAGTCAGACAACTTGCCCGTTCTAACCATTAGGTCGCGCACTTCTTTGTCGGTGTCGGTTTGCCAGCTTTTAACTATAGCCGGATGTATCTTGCCATCCACTGTAACTGGCACTTCTTCCCCTAATTTTTCAACAAGCTTGTTGTAAGCGATAAGTACCGCTTCATCCATAACAAGGCCACGGGAAAGCGTTTTGTAGTCGTCTGTAGCTTTTGTAAGGGTAACATCAGACGAAAAATAATAACCGTTCCTGCCTGTGAAGCTGCGCATAAAAATGTAATTTTTATTATGTATTGCACCCCAGGCTGTAGAAAGTGCATCTACGTTAGTACTGTTTGTAAAATAGCCCGCCTGTGAAATAGGGCCATCCAGTACACGCCAAATTTTTCTTTGTGTAGGAATACTGGCTAACCTACCTAAAAGTAAGCCTATAGCGGCATCCTTTGAATTGTCGTTGTTGCTGATCAGTATTGATGTCCTGTTTAAGGATGTAGCACTGTAATCTTTTAAATCGCCGGCATTGCCGCTAAATTTGTTACCTCCTATTATAATTCTTAAAGGTTGGTATCGGGTTGCAAAGTCCTCAGCGAGTGCCTGGGCTTTAATTACTGAAAGGTGTACGTCGGCATCTAAACCATCGGTAATGGTTTCTGTAGTACCGGACTTTTTGCCAATGCCCAATATGCGGATTTTACCGCCTGCATCGGCTAATAGTTTTTTTGCATAAGCCTGCGTTACATCGACCATGTTTTCCAAAGAAGCTGCAACGGGAGCCAACATGAAATTAAGCTCAGCACCTGCAAGGGCTACGCTATAGAAGTCGGCAATTTGTTTGTAAGCATAGGCGTTAACACCTGTAGACGTAATGCCCTTAGCCTCCGCCTCAGGCAAAGAATATATGGTATATTTTTCGCCGGTGGTTACATTGCCCGCTCCTGCAACGGTTGTACCCGTTAACACCATGCCTGGTGTCTTTTGTATGTCGGCCTGCGTTTGGCCTAAGCCATTAGAGGCAATATTAAAGGTTATGGTAGGTAATGACATTACTTATAATTTTATGTTGAATTGAATAAACCACCCGACAACCGCCCCCATGAGGAAAGCAAGTAATAAGTTCATGAAGCTGTATCCGGTGGTTTTTATATTCGTGGTTTCGAGATCGGTTAATTTATTTATCGATTCCTTAAATAGCTCCGACTTTATTTTAGCAACAATTGCAAGGCTATCGCATGTTGATGTTACATTTACGCCTTCAGGCGAAAGGGTAACTTTTGCGGTGGCATTGCCGTTACGTTGCGTAAATACTTTGGTCTTTGAAACACCGTTTAAACCCTGTTTAAACGCCCTAAATTCTTCTATGGGAATAGTTAGAGTGGTTTCCGATTTTGGTGTATACAGAGTGGTATCTCTGTATGTTTCCTTGATTTCTGTTTTCAGTTCCGTATCGGTTACAGATTTTTGAATTTCCTGCCGCTGGACACGGCAGGAACTCAAACACACTACAACTAAACTAACTGCAAACAACATGAAAAGCTTTTTATACATTTTTATATTCGGTTTTAGCGTCAAAGCTGGGGCATGCCTTATTTACTTTTGGAAAATCCCTATGGCCCTGAATAATCGCGTTTGGAAATTTGAGTTTATGCTCTTTAAGCAACAACAGCAACGTTGCCTTTTGTTGTGGTGTCCTGGTATCTTTGGGCTTACCATTAGCATCAATACCACCTATGTAGGATATATTGATAATTTCGTTGTTATAACCCTTTACACCGTTAGAAACCTTATCAATAGACAAAAGGTTAACTGATGTGCCATCCGGCTTAATAATAAAGTGATAGCCGGGCTGTTGCCATCCAAGATGTTCACGCCAATATTTTTGTATACTTTCTACGGTTGCGCTTTGCGCTGTGGCGGTGCAATGCACGGCTATGTACTTTATTTTTCTCACTTACAATTTATTTTGTGGTTCTGTATCATCACTTTCCACAGTTTCAAAACCTACTTCAACGTTAATAAAAAGTGGATTGCTGTGTGGTTCCGGCTCATCGATTCCAATCGTGGCGGCGTGGTCACTGGCAAATTTTTTGTTTTCAAAAAGAAACTCATCGCTCGTACTGTACACCACCGGAGCTTTAGGGTTCTCTTTAAAAAAGGCTGTTACTTTTTCCGCAATACCAGAGGCAGCCTGAGCCGCCTCCGCTTGTTGTTTTTTTGTCGCCATGCTTAAAGTATTGCGCCCAGGTATTTAGGGCTGTTAGCGCGAATATTACCTACTAAAGCTCTTTGAGCAAACGAAACTTCATCGGCCTGTGTTGCGGCAGAAGAAAGGGTCGCAAACATTTCAACGTCGCCAAAGCATCTGAACACTTCGTCAGTTACCCAAGTGAACGTACATTGCTTGTCGGTGGCATCTTTTGTAGAACCCCACGGCTTTTTAACGCCCGCAGAGGTGTATATCGCTGAGCTGTTGTATTCAAAAACATTAAAGCCATAAAGAGTTTTCTCATTGATAACTTCCTTATAAAGCTTATAATCTTCTTTTCTAAGCCTTGCCATGTGGTCGGCGGTAAAACAAATGTTCATACCGTCGTACAGGTCAAGTTTATTGTAAAATGCCCTTAGGTCGATGATCGCGTCAATAACGCTGTCGCCACCGCCAAGATTTGCAATTTTATTGTGAGTATTGTTAGCAGCCGGTGCCCACGCAAAAGCAGCTCTTTTGCCTAAGTTCTTTGCAAGTGAAATTTTGTGCCTGTTAAGTACAGAAGTACGTTTATCATAAGCAAGCTCAACATCCTGTAATTTTCTGTGACGGGTTCTTTCGGTTGAGTAGGTTTTAAGCAATACCTCATTTGGTATGTCCTCAATTGTTGCAAGTGGCAATTCGTCCTCATTGCCCGAAAAATAGTCCTCATGCACGCCCGGTTCAATACCCGCCTCTGCAAGATGCAGCTTGTTATTGTCTACGTACTCCGATTTATCGGTAGACGCGTATAAAAAGCTCTGTTTAGGTATTGGGTTCTCTTTTATACCCGCAATCCATACTTCTTTTTGTAATGCCATATAGAGTAATAATTAAATTAATGGTTGATTTTTAAACTGTGTAGCGTTTACCTTCGCCGTACTCTTTTGCAAGTTTGGCGTAAGTATTAGGGTCGGTATCGTGGATACGCTTAAGCTCTGTGGGGTCATGTTTTTGCAGGTAGTCGTAAGAAAGCTCAATCCCACCTTTGCCACCTGCGGGGCTTCCTTTACCAAGTACAACCTCCTTAACCAGATTGTGCGCGCCGTTTTGGTCAGACTCGGCTTTCTTATCTGCAATAAGTTTTGTAAGCACGGCTTTTTGTGCCTCATGGTCTGTATCAAATCCGGCTAATGTTGCAGGCTTTAATACGTCTGGAATTAAACCTAAGCTTACGGCTTCATCAACTATGGTAGTTGCCTCAGCAAGGCGAATACCTTTAATTTGAGAGGTCAATTCAACAACTTTTGCTTCGGATGATTCCTTAGCTAATTTTAACTTTTGCACCTCAGAAACTACAGTATCTTCCGCAGTTTCATTGGAAAGCCCAAGCGTAAGGGCAATAACTCCGATTTTTGACATAGGGTCTTTGTTTAGATTTATTTTTTTTAATTTGTTTTCACTTCCCTTTGAGAGCTTTATAGCATCATCATTGCCGCCAATATCTACTATAGAAATCTCAACCAACTTGCATTGCGTTACCGTTTCAAGGTATTGTCCGGGTAGTATAAGAGTTGGGTCGCTTGACGTAGAAATCACATCGGCATAAATAGAGGCCATGCGTATAAAACCGCGCTCAACTTTACCCGCTATACCTTTTGCAAACTCGTCGGCTTCGTCAAACTCTATCTCAGCAATTAATTTGCTGTCTTCTACATAAAGCTTTATACATCGGCCTATAACAACCTTACCACCGTTCTCACCGTTGGCACGGGTATGCATAAACAGCACAATTGGATTTACTAAATATTGGGTGTAATTAATTCCGTTCGTTAATACACGGTAGCCATGCTCATTAACATTTTCGGTACTAACTACAAATTTGTGCACCATAATTTCAAGGTTAGTTATTCATTTCGTTGAGGCAAAATTGTGGCGTTTTTGAAGTAAAAAAAAATCGGTTTCCAAACGTTGTAGCCATTGAATACAAGCGTTGTAGCTTTTTTTTACAAATCTTGGAATAGGAATTTTTCAGTAAATTCTTTACCCCGAATTTTGCCTCATGACAGACTTTTTATTAGATGATGATGGCGATATAAAAATTGCCAATGGCGACCTTTTTGCGGGCCGCTCAGACGAGCAGCATCAGCAACATATTATCATTGCCAATAAGGGAGAATTTAAAGAGTTCCCTGAGCTTGGTGTAGGCATTGTACAGCTATTTGGCGATGATGATTACACTAACATACTCATCGAAACAAAAAAGAATTTGCAGTATGATGGCATGACAGTTAGAAATGTAAAATTTGAAAACGGCGGCAACCTCACGATATATGGCGAATACAACCAAGACTAAAGGCGGTCGCATGACCTCCGCCGAACGCGATTATAAAAAAAGCCAGGGCAAAGACCTGTTTGTAAAGGGCTTTTCAATAAATAATATTTCTGAGATTATAGGTGTTGGGATAAAAACTTTGGGCGTATGGCGTGAAGAAGCCCAATGGGATAAAGAAAAGGAGCTTAACAACATAAGGCCGTCAGAAATTAAACGCCTTATACTTGAATACGTCCGTGATATCAAAAACGGCGACACTCCATTATATAAAGCCGACGACCTCTCTAAAATTTCGGCTGCATTCGACAGGCTTAACGATAGCCGAAAGAAAGCGGTTTACACAATGGAAAGCTTTGATGATTTTTCACAACACATGATGGTTATGGCCGGTAATGCCACAGGTAAAAAAAGGGATGAAATTATCGAAACCTTACAGGGCATAAGGGTATACTTTGACAAATACGTAAGCGAGCTATTGCAACATGACTAAGACCGAACTAAAAGAAGCAAAAGAACGCTTTGAGCGAATGAGCAAGCTCATTAAAGAGCTTACATACGGTAGTTTGGTAAAAGAGACCACCGCAGAGCAGGAGGCGAGAATTAAACGCCTTTTAAAGCCTGAAAACTACGGCGAGTTTTTCGATTACTATTACGGTATACATAGCGGCTTGCCGTTGGGTGATGCGCCTACGCCTCGTTTTCATATAAACGATTATGTAAAGGCTTATAATAACCCTTTCATTAGGCAGCTAAGGAAAAAGTTTAGGGGCGCGGGAAAATCCATACAATGCAATGTTGGCAATATTACCCACCTAAAACAAAATGACAAATTGTTTTTTGCGGTACTTATTGGTATGAATGAGGGGCTTGCTAAGATACTTCTTAGCGATTTACAGGTACACCTGCAACATAACGAAAGGTTTATTAAAGATTTTGGAGTTCAGTTCAGCTATGGCGATTGGACGGACGGCGATTTCCAGACCACAGACGGAAAAAACTTTAAGGCCTTAGGGCTTAACCAACCTTTCAGGGGTTTACGTTTTGGCTCGAACCGTATAGATTTTGCCTCGGTAGACGACTGCGAAGACCGTGACAGGGCTAAGAACCCTGAAATGATAAGGAAGTACGGCGAAAAGCTTACTGGCGACTTAGCGAAAGCCTTTCACCGCAAGCGTGGCCGCATGATTGTAAATAATAATTACATCGTTCAAAACGGCTTATTAGACTTTCTTTCTGAACAATGGAAAGAAAACCCAAATTTTCACGATAGCGTTACCAACCTTACTACTATTAATATTGATAAGAATAATTACAATACTATAAAGGGTTGGGAACCCAGTTGGCCGGAACGCGATACTAAAGAAGAAATTATAAATATTATCCTTTCAGACGATTATTACACAAGCCAAAGGGAGGACTTTAATAACCCTATTGAAGAAGGCAAGCTATTTAAAGCCGATGTAATAGTACACAGGCTTGTACATAGGCTCGAAATTTTTAGCGGCTTCCTGATACATTGGGATTTAAGTTATACGGCCACGGGCGATTATAAGGCGGGAGTACTATTAGGTATACAAGGAACATCATTAACGGTTTTAGAAATGTTTTGCCAGCGTTGCGAGATACCAAGCGCAATGGAAGTTCATTACCAATGGGTAGAAAAATATCTTACCAATTATGGAATGGCTCCTATAAGCTTTTATGATGCCTCAGTCGCACAGGAATCAGTTTATAGTCCTATCATTAATCAGGCGGCAGAAGACAGCGATTGCATGTATGTGCCTTTGCCTACACACCAACAGGGAGACAAGCATAATAGAATTGCTGCGGGGCTAACAAGCATTTTCCATAGAAAGATATTAACGTGGGATGAGAGCCTGAAAACCCGCTCTAAAAAAGATTATGATGCAGGTATGGCGCTATTAAAGTCTTTTGAAAAAGGTGTGACCACCGACGACTTTCCCGACACATTAGACAGGGCATGTGCTTTAGCCCAACTTTATTTTGGGTATAGCAAAAAAGAAAACGGCCACAAGCCCGCGATAGGCAAACGTAAAACTAAACGCAGATTATGACACCACGCAAAGAAATATATTTAAGGATAAAAGAGGCATTAAGCAACATTGACAAACTGGAACTTGTAGACCTGTATCGAAAACAGTTTGAGGGCGATAAAGAAACATTCCCGCAGTATTGGACTGCCGCCCTTGTTAAAATAAATAAGATCACGTGGCAAACGATGGTTGAGCACAGGCAGGAAGGTACTGCCGACATTGATATCTTACTTTACACTAAGGATGGTTGGATGGACCAGCACCAGGGAACTGCTGATGCAAGTGGCGGCCTGCTTGAAATTGACCTTTTAGATGATGTTACCGAGCAGGTACAATTTTTATTTGGCGAAACTTTCAGGCCATTGGAGCAGGCGGGAGAAGAAGTTGAAGACAATAGCAAGGATGGAATTATGAGCTATAGGCTCAATTTTACCACACTTGTTTACAGGCAGGTTAATTACCAATATGCAAACAAACCGATAGGCTTTATACCAAAACCATTTATTAGTTAATTATGGCATTTTTAATAAAAGACGAGCTGCGAACGGTAGCCACATTGGAAATAATCAACCTTATAACCAATAACAATGATAGTATTGTAGATGATGTTATTAGCGAAAGCATAGATGTTATGAGCGGCTATTTATATCAATATTATGATGTTGCTGCCATCTTTTCCACATTGGGGCCTGAACGCAATTTAACGATCCTTAAACACCTCAAAGCTATTGTAATATTTGAGGTATCAATGAGGCGTAAATGCCCCATATCTAAACATCAGGAAGATGCCAAAAACGAGGCTTTAACCTGGCTCGAAAAAGTTTCTGAAAACAAGATAAAACCACCTTTGCCTATTCGTCAGGTTGATACTAATAGTGACGGTGTGCCGGATAGCGATATTAGATTTATGAAGTTGGGAAGTAACAAAACCTATAAAAATAAATGGTAGCATGAGCGATTTAAGAGAATTGCAGGCCATGCTTGACCGGGCAGCTCGTGAAATACCGCAGTTATTGCCTGCTATCGTAGGGGTTGAGGGTAAGAACTTTATTGAAAAGAACTTTAGAGACCAGGGCTTTAATGATGTGGGGCGCGATGCATGGCCTGAGCGACAGTTAACCGACTCACGGGGGCGTGATATTACACGATACCGAAGTAACAGAACCGGGCGGCAAGGCAACCTTAACCGCTATGGCAGCAAGAACCAAGACAGGGCAATACTTGTAGGCCACAACACGGGTGGGGATAAATTAAAAAATTCGTTTCATTACCGAGCAAGCTCCAATTATAGCGTTGTAACATTTTTTACTCATAAGGAGTATGCAGAGCGTCACAACGAGGGTAAAGACGGAATGCCAAAACGCCAATTTATAGGGCCATCACGATACCTCGAAAACAAGATAAAAGCCAAATTAACACGCGCATTAGACCAAAGATTAAGACGATGAAACATAAATCTAAAATAGTTAACGCCGCCGCCAAAAGTATAGGTAAAAGAAACGATACTTTAAACATAACCGGTAACGGCTTAAAAAATGTTAGCCTGAAAGCCTCAGATGCTAAAGACATTAGTAAGGTTACGAATTTAATGGTTGACACTATCCGCAGGCAACGCAGGTTGTGGCGTAAAGAGCTTAATGATTGGCAGGCGGCTCGCTATGCCCGTTATCAGGCAGAATTACCCCGCACTTATCCAATGGAAGAAGTGTACGACGATATTATGTTAGACGGCCACCTTACCGGCATAACAGGTAATAGAACCCTTAGGACTACCAATAAAAACTATGTATTTGCCATAGATGGCAAAAAGGACGATAAGTTAACCGAGCTTATTAAAGACCGTGAATGGTTCGAGTACACCATAGAAAAAGGGCATGAGTCCATTTACAGGGGGCATAGCCTGCTTTTGGTAAAGCAATGGACTAAAGGCAATATTATAGAAATGGAGCTTATCCCGCGTGGTATGGTTATCCCTGAGCAAAAAGTATTGTTATATGACATTAACGGCGATAGAGGTATAGATTTTTCAACTATAACCGATATTTTGTGGTATGCACAGTTTTATGATCATGTTGGCCTATTAGAAAAAGCGGCACCGTATACCATCCTAAAACGCCATAGTTGGGGTAGTTGGGATGAGTTTGAAGAATTATTCGGTATTCCGATCAGGATAGCAAAAATAGCTTCGCAAAGCGAGTCGGTTAAAAATGAAGTTGCCGGATGGCTGGAAGAAATGGGCTCAGCTCCCTACGCAGTATTCCCATTGGGTACCGAGGTTGAAATAAAAGAGAATGCCAAAACGGACTCCTTTAATGTCTTTTACCAAAAAATAAAAGCATTAGATGGCGAGCTTTCTAAGTTAGTGTTACACCAAACTATGACAACGGAAAATGGCGCATCTAAGGCTCAGGGCAACGTACATGAGAATACCTTAGGCGAGGTTGTTACAGCCGACGAAAAAAAAATGTTGGCTTTTTTAAATAACCGTGTTGTACCTGGTATGCGCCAGTTAGGGTATAATATACCTGATAAGGCAAAAATCATTATAGAGGTTACGACCGACCCAACCGAGCAAATTAAGATAGATACCCAAATTATGGGCAATGGCTACGTACTAAGTAAAAATTATTTAGAAGAAACTTACGGGGTAGAAATTGAAAGCATGCCCGGCGCAAAAGCCCCCGCAGACGATAAGGGAAAGCGTTAAGCCTGCTTAAATTATTCTACCGTTCAAAATGCTGTGAAGTTCCTAAACAGGCTATAACACTAAGCAAAGAAGATTTTTTAAGCGGGCTGATTGAAGACTATATAAGGCAGATGTTTGACGAGCGTTCGGTATCAAAAGACAATCAGCAAAAATTAATGCAGTATTATAATACTGAGCTTTCTAAAGGTGTAGACATTGGGTATCATCCAAAACCTGAAATGTATAACCCGGCACTTGCGCACTCTCTAAAATATGATATTGCGCAATTTTCTGCCTTTAAGGAAACCAGCTTTAGAAAGCAGCTCGAAGCCGCCTTAACCAAAGACGGCAAAATATTGCCGTGGTCGGAATTTAAAAAAGTAGCTGCGGGCCTTAATGTTGACTACAACAAAAAGTGGCTTCATGCTGAGTATGTACATACTGTAGCAACAGCGAATATGGCTCAGAAATGGGAAGATTTTGAACGGGATAAGGATTTATACCCAAACATTCAATTTCATACTGTTGGCGATGCAAGGGTAAGGGACTCGCATAAAATATACGATGGCTTGATATTGCCCATTAATCATCCTTTTTGGAAAACACACACGCCACCGCTTGACTGGGGTTGCAGGTGTACATTAACCCAAACCGATAATGATGTGAGCGATTATGTGCCTAAGCAAAAAGAAGCTTTAGGAGGCAACGCCGCTAAAACTGGAAAAATATTTAATGAGAATGCCTATAAGGATGGGCTTAGCAACAAAGATGCTGCGGAAGCAAAAGAGAACCTGAGCGACTTTTTGCAAAGTGACACAGGCCTTGCAGATACGGCTAATCCTAAAGTTAAAATTAGCAAGGCGGCAGACGTTAACGACCTTGAAAGGAATTACCAGGTAGCCGATATATGCGCACGCGAATTGGATATAGATTTTGTTATCAGGGCGCACCGGGAAGTTAAAAAATATACTAACCCTGAGTACCTCATAATGAAACAATTTTTAGGCGATAGGAAATCTATACTTAGCCTTAATAACATGAGGGGGGTTATCGATGCGGCCAAAGAGCAAATGATGAATAAGCTCGTAAATCCGAAACAAATACCTCATTATATTGTGTGGGATTTGGATTTAATTAAACAGCTTGACATTGAGCAAATAATAGAAACGCTGAGGCGTAAGGTTACCGCTGAACGTGGCAGGACTATTAAAGGAATGATATTTCAATATAAAGGTAAGGCTATACACCTGAGCAGGGAACAAATTATAGAGCGGCAGTTTGATGCATTAAACAGCCTAAAATAACAAAGGCCTCTACATTGTAGAGGCCTTTGTCGTGGGCTGTCTTGGATGTTACACCGCGACTGCATTTTTATACTGGATCTTTGTAATAATGTTTATGCAGCAAATATATACAATTTAAACAGTGTTTAAAAGATATTTAACTGATTAGTAAGTTGCGGTAAATTTTGCGTGTTGTCTTTATAGGTACCCTCATAGCTAATTATAGCATTTACGGTTCGCGTTGAAAGGAAAACTTTTTTTGCAACCTCGTCAATTACTGCATCAATTCGCCATTTTGGGTTTTTATCCTGCATGTCATAGAACAACTTACGCACTTGATTATTTCTCTCTATAAGCCTCTCTTTGCGTGTCATATAGCAAAGATAAAATATTTTCTAAAAATATTACAAAATATTTGTTAATCAATTTTTATTCGCACTGGCTCTCTCCCAGTAATTTACCGTATGCATTATTCTTGTCCTCACTATTCATAGTGCCGAATTCTACCACCTTGATAACTTTAGCAGTCCCCTTGTTTTCCCTTACAACTTCGCATATATATTGTGCATAGCCGCTACGATCAGTTCCATCATTTAAAACGGCGACATAAAGCACGTTAGCATCGGTTAAAGTTGCATCTTTTACTTTAGGCTCTTTTTTAACCGCTTCAATAACTGCATTGTTAACGGTATCAGTTTTGGCTTCGGCTACATCAGGTATTGTAGTTTCAATGTTCCCTTTTTTGCAGGCTGTTATGGTTACCAAGCAAGCTGCAAGAATTAATATTTTTTTCATTTAATTATTGTGTTACCTCGCCAATCCAACACTCGTTACCGGCGTTGCTCCTTGACATGTAGAAATTATAAACATCTTGTGAGACCATAGTAGTTACACTTTCTTCTAATGATACGCCATACGTTATAGCATAGTCAGCCGGGTCACTGGAAGAACTCATTTGCAAAACTTTCATTTGGCATCCCGTGGGGGTTGGCGTGGCATCGTCATCGCCACATGATAAAATTAGGAATGTTGAAATGATAAATAGAATTTTTTTCATTTTAAGGAAATAATATTTTATATATAAGGCTCTTAAAACTTACTCGTAACCAACGATACCAGTAAGGTTTTTTTTTGTTTTGCATTACCTACCCCCGCTTATTGGTGCAAAATGTGTAGGTGCCTGTTCCTGTTCTTTAAAAGGTACAAAAACGCTGCTTTGAGCATATCCATCAAGAGGGGAACTCATGGAAATTCTGTTTTGTTTATGGTAATTTACCGTTGTGTAAATCCATCCACCAGGTACTTTACGCACTTCTGTAAATCCAGTTGTAGTTTGCTCAATAGTTATAACTTCATTTAACTGTAAATCGTAAATAGTTTTTTCGTCCATGATTTTAATTGGTTAGTTGCACAAAGCTAACAATTTATATAATATGGAATTGGGCTCAATTTCTAATTATTAACTTTTATAGGTATTGGAAAATAATCTAACATAATTACATTTGCTGTAATATTTTCTTATTATGACGACTAAAGATAAAATTCAATACGGTAGGCTAACGCTTTCAGAACTTACAGACATTATACAAATAGTGGAGATGAATAATAAAGAGTTAGGTCTACGTTTATGGTGGGTACATGAGACCGGCAAGCTTTTAGCCTACATGGCCGATGGCGACAGGCTTATATATGAGAAAATTTTTAGTAATGAACCATTACATATTATGCTTGCTAAAATGTACTATAACTGCCAGTTAATTGTTGGCAAACGTTCGTATAAACGTAAGCTTGATGAAGAACGACAGGCGATGATAGAGCGCGAATACTTGGGAGGGCAAAATGCACCGGTTTTTGATATTGATCCTGACGAAAACCGTATGACCATGGGTCAACGTGCCGAGCAAATTAGAAAAAATAAAAACTAAATATATTATGTCGAATTTAATTAACTTAGTAGAAATTTAATTTAATCAATATGAGTGAAATTACAAAAACTTTTGTACTTGGTGATCAGGTGCGGTTAAAGAGTGGAGGTCCAGTGATGGCGGTTAACAATTTTGATAAAACTCTTAATCTAAGTGGTCCGTCCTATTTCAATGGCCGCGTTGATTGTTCTTGGTTTGATAGTAAGGGAGATTTAAAATCTGCACGATTTCATCAAGATGCTTTGGAAAAAGTAGAATAAAAAAAGCCACTTATATTAGTGGTTTTTTTTTCTCATTTGTTTCAGCCGGATGAACTTACTTGAAATATTGAGGCTGGTAATAAGCGCTAAGAATTAGATTTTTATGATAATAAAAGTTCATAGGTGTTTATATCTAAAGATACAATTGCCAATTATGTACTGCAATTTACCTTTAATTACTTAGCCTATCTCCATTATTTCACTCATATCTGGTTGGTGATATGTAATACTTAATTATTTTATGTAATATTGTTCATTATTATATATTTACCAGTTATGGATCATATCGAAATAAAAATAAAATCTGACACCGATGGTGAAGATTTGGAGTTGCACAATATGTCATTGTACGCAACTGACCAGTTTATTAATATCCTAACTGCCCTAAAAAATATCGTCGGTTTTGAAGCGTCTCCAGATTTGAAAATTGGTGTGCGTCCAGGCAGCGCATGTTTGCAAATCAACGATGACGGTGGCGGTGATCATTTAAAAATTGTTACGGATAATAGCTTAAAAGTTATTCGAAATGAAAAAGGGAGGAATAATGTTTATGTCCGAAATTTAAAAGTTGTTCAGGATGCGTTAAGATCAGATTTAAAAATCGACATACTATATGTAAGAAATGATAAAAAAGTTGTAATCAATAAATTTTTCAAACGAACATTTAGAAGTACAAAAGCTACAGATACGGATTTGAAAGATTACAAGCTTGAATTTTTTTATAACCGCGCTTTTGCAAGTGGAGGAGAAAGAAAACAAAATTTTCATATAAGAGAAGGGTATAGAAAGTTGACCTTCCAATGTGAAGAATCTGAGTCAAGTCAAATAGGTGGGCTTTTGTTTAGGGATATTCATTTTTCCGCTTGGGCATATATGAAAGGCGAAAAGATGGTTTATCGTTTTTGTGATCTTTATATTGACGACGATGCAGAATACGTGGCGGAATTCCGCAATTTTATCGAGGATTTCTATCACTATGAGGGCACTGAAAGCATTAAAAGTATCCACTACAAATTAAAAGAATATTTTCTTGAACAGGATTTCCATAAAGCAAAAAAGTTTATTCAACTCTTTTGTACAGAGATAGCAAATGTCAATGATCTGATGGGAATATTATTAATTACCAAATCTTTTAAGGATAATGATATTTTAAAACCACAATTAATAAAGATTGAAAAAATTGTTGGAAAAAAAATTAATAGAACGGTATCGTAATGAGTATCTTAAACCAAATTCCCACAGATTTAAAAAAATTATGTGAGTACGATAGGACGAAAGATTATATAGGAATTTCAATAACTATGAATAGCCAAGGTATAGGTTACCATAGTGGTATTATTATATGTTCAGATGAAATAATTTATCATTTTCACTTTACTGGACAAATGATATATGAAGAATTTGGACCCGTAGTACCCAATAATATTTATATTAAGGAATTAAAAATACTTAATACTGCTTTGGTAACAACCTATAAGGCGATTGCTGAAATAATCTATGAAGATGCCGTTATTGACTACGGTATTGTATTTGACAAATCATTTTTCAAACCTGATGGCTCGTACTACGCAACTAATGGGATACCGAATGTAGTCACATGTGTAGGTTTCTGTATTAAAGTAATTAGTGCATTTCTTTATAATCAAGAAGAGTATTTAAATGTTGACGACTGGGACACGACAAGTTTAGAGAGTATTGAAAATGACTTACCAGGGTTGGTAGAATATACTATAGATTATTTAAATCAGGTGGTTCCAGGTCTATCTGACGAATTGTTGCAAACACTGGTTAAAAGAATAAGACCATCTGAATTAACAAGCTCAGCTTTTTATAATTCTTTGCCGGTTGCGAAAGGTAATATCGATACAATTAGACCTGCTATAGAAAATTATTTATTAGCGGAATATCTCGCATCATGAAAAGAGCCACATTTAGTGGCTCTTTTTAAATTATTTCCTCTACAATTGCATGCCATTTTTTTGAAAGCGAAGTGCCCCGTTTCCAGTTGTCAACACCAATATTCCGTGCAATGATTACTGCGTCTTCTATTTTAAGGCGGTTGTCTCGCTTAATAACTAAATCTTTTTGGAATTGTTGAAGGCTTTTAAAAGCTTTACTATTTTCTATTTTTTCTGTCATTATTGTTAATAAGTTTGTAATTCATTAATACTTTGTGTAGCTTTATATTATGTTACACCCTAAGTGCTTTTTTTTAATCGCAGTTATGGTGTGGCAGAGTGGTAATGCAGCAGCTTGCCAAGCTGTGAGCCTTCGGGCTTCAAGGGTTCGAGTCCCTTTACCTCCGCTAAGTTTTAGTTAGCCCCCTCTAAATTGGTTCCCGAACCTTTTTACAGGGGGCTTTTGGATTTACTACTTTGCTTTTTTAAGTTCGGCCAGTTGCTTTATTGCGGCGTTATAGTTCTTGCCTGGCTTTGTGGGTGTACTGAAATCATCATCAAAGCGGCGTTTGCTGATAAACCTTGTGAGGTATATCTTTTCAATGGTCTTATTTTTGAGCCAGTTGTTATAGAGTGGGACGGATATAAAGCACTTTATTTTGTCGGCTTCCGTAAGCTTGTTAAAGGCTTTTTTCGCTTCCTGCTTATCGTGCTTATAATCGTATAGTTCCCAAAGAGTTTCAAAGCTCAAATCGGGAGGGCTAACGACTACATTAAATTTGCTCGTGTACCGTTCATCTTTCATCCAAATGGTCAACATCTGAATTTCATTATCAGGGAAGTTGCTCGAATAAAGCCATCGTTTTTGTATGTCGTTTAGATCGCAATCTATCTTTTCAAAAAGCTTTAAATTGCCGATTAAATCGTATTTAAACAGGAAAACAAGCCCCACTTCCTTACCCTGAGCGCGGTAGGTAGTTAACTGTTCCATTTAGCTCCATTTAAGCTTTCTAATACATGAATTACTGGCATACCTACATTGGTGGCAATCTTCTTTTCAATAAGCGCGCCTGCGCTTGCTATGTGGCACGGTAGGCAGTAAATAGCATCGCAGCCCATTAGGGAGGCAATGCATAAACGCATTGCGCTAATCCATGATGCATCAGGGTTGTTTACAACCTCAATAGGGTTTACAGGTTCGTAACCCATTGCCGCAATTGCATCGGCGGCAGCTTTAAACTTTTGGGCGCATTCGTCAAATGGTAATCCGGTTACTTTACCGGCGATATAGATTTTTTTCATTACACGCGTTTCTTTAATTCGTCAAGTTGTTTTTTAAATTTTTCTACCTTTTGCAGGTCTTTAACTATTGCACGCTTTAATGAGGCGGCTGCGAGTTGGGCATCTGTAAAAAAGCGGCTCTTATCCTGTGGGGTTTCGGCAATTTCAGATTTAGAGACAACATGCTCAAAGCCCTCAGGCCATCGGCCAAAGTAACTGCGATCGGTTTCTTGCAGTACGATTATTTCCTGAACGCCCATTAATGGGCTGATTTCATATATTATTTTCATGTTACAGTTTTTTATCAAGTTGTATGTAAATCAATTCCGCAATGGATTTAAAATAGGGGTCGGTTTCTTTATCTTTAACACTTAGCAACAGGGCGTTTACTGCGTGGGCTTCATGGTATTTTAGAGTAACTGAGTGCTTTTTTTTATGATTAAAGAGGTCGGTTCTACGGCTAAGGGTGGTTGCCTTTTTACTGAATTTATCGCCAACATCCTGACAGATTGTGAGCAAAGCTTTGTCGCGCCGGGGTAGATTAATAAACCCCTTTATACTTTGCTCAACAAAAACATCAAAGCGTGCATCGAGATAAATAATTTGTTTGGCTGTAAGGCTTAGATTTACTTTCATTAACAATCAATTGTTTCGGTTCCTAATATTTCTTTATTGCACATATAACATACTTGTACAACTGTCTCGCAGCCACAAGCAGCATGTAATACACGTGGATAGGTTAAATTGTGTGGGCAATCATCACTCATGGTACCTCCTAAACATTTCTTTCGCATGGCACCAGGTGTCACATTGGTTAACATCCTTGCATTTGCATTTTGGGAGCTTAAGATTTGCTAACGGGTCAGGCTCTTTGTTGCGCTCTATAATGCGGCCTGTAAAATAACCCGCTATATAACCGGCAGCAAAAACAACTACAACGGCTAAAACAATGTATATCCAATCCATTAGGCATATAGTTTTTTAGTCATACTTTCTAAGGCACCTATAAACTTGTTTAGCTCCTTATCATCCATGTTTTTGAGGGTTTTTTGAATTGGGCAAAGCTTGCTATACATCCACTCGTTTAGCTTATCTACATCGGCAACCTTGCGGCCTTTCTTGATGACACACCAACCGTACTGGATGCAAAGCGACAATATGTAAAGGTGGCGGGGGTTGGTTTTGTCGAACGTGGCACGAAATGCAAGTCTGTGCGGTTCTTTACCAAGTTTTTCGAGTATGCGATTAGCCTGGTCAAATGTGAGGTCGTTTGTGCTTATCTTGTTATTATCATCGGTTGCCCATTGTACGAATTCTTCTTTTATGTCGCGGGTTGGGGCGTTGATGTGTATAAGCTGTTTTTGTTGGGGTGTTGCTGGTATGTTCATAGTTGTAAATTTTGCACCGCCTCAGGCCTCGAACCTGAGTGAATGCCGTTACGGTTATTTAATTGTGGTAATTTGAATGGAAAGGCCCGCGCCTGAACGCTTAATTTCGATTTCACCAATCTTAGACAGTTCGACAATCTGGCCATGTTTTAGGGTGCCTTCAAAGTTTACTTTTGTTTGGATGTGGTCGCCGAAATCTACCAAGGCGCTTTCCTTAACAGGGTGGTTGTTTAACGCTTCGCTTATTGCGGTTGCTAATGCTGCGGCTGTAATTTCTGTTGTACTACTCATAGTGAAAATGTTTGATTATTATATACTTGAAAAATTTAATACGATTGTTTCCCATTTGCCATTAGCGTCCTTTTTCTTAAAGACATAACCGTAACCTTTAAGGTGGTTGCTATAGCTTTCTTTAATAAGCCTAAGACCTTCTTTCCATCGAGGGTCACCGAATTTGCCCTCATGCTTAATTAAGTCCATGACTTTGCTGTATTCGAGTTCTCCCTTGTCGTTGCGCTGCAAAAATTCCATCAGAATTTCATACATTTTTAAATCGCGCTTTTTAATCGCATCACCTAAAAACTCTTTTATAAGTTCGATGGCTTTGGTTGAGCGTTCGTCCCATGTGGGTTCAGTATCACGGCGGCGGGTCACCTGCATAGTACCATCGGCACTTGTAATGGAAAAACCACCTTTGCTTGTACTTCTTATCTCGCCGTAAGCTGCAAGGGCAATAGCTTTTTTATCCATTTCCGCATGACAGTATTTTTTAAAGCCATCAAGCTTATTAAAAAGTGCCTCAGCCTGACTAATGATACCTACTACTTTATTATTAGTATCTTTCTCATAAGCCTTACGGGCGGCTTGCTGTTGGCGTTTCTCGTTTTCTTTTCGTGTAGCCAAAAGAGCCTCTAATTCGGCAGTTGGCAGGGTGTTTATATCTAAGGTTTCTGTATTCATGTTTTTTTGGGATTTTCAAGGGTCATTAACTCAAGTTCTAAGGCTTTTTTTTCGTTCAGCTTTACATTATAATAGGTGTGATGCGGATTGTTATTAAGCCAAAATTCTAATTCTGCAATCTTGTTTTTAATTTGCTGTGGTGTCATAAGGTGGGTTAATTATTGTTAGCTTTCGAGCTGCGTCAATTAGAGGTTTTGGGTACGCTTTAAAAATATCGTTCATCATGATATTGTGTATTTCTCGCATCTTTTCGAGAGGTATGCGGTCGAATTGTGGTCTTAAAACTTCGATAGCTTGTTTCTCTAATTCTTCATGTTGCAGGGTATACCATTTGCTAAGGGAGCTGTTAGCCATTAGCATTTGTAAATCGGTAACTATTACGCCATCTACATTGTGTAAAGCGCGGCCAGTACACCAGCGCATGTAACGCTCAATAAATTTGTTCCAGTAAGTTTCTTCGGTAATGTCAAGGAGCTTGGTAATTGGTTTTGAAATCGTTGCCATAGTTGTAGTGTTGAGTATTTATTGAATATCTGCCCAGTATTTTGCTGCCGCTTCCGGCCATATAGTGTAAGGCTCACCGCCGCCCAAACGGCTTACGGGAAATGCCCTATAACCTTCCACACGGATTTTTATATCCGCATCATACCTTATAAAGCTTGCCAATGCACCTTTAGGCTCTTTGCCCTCTGCATGGCTTATGAAAATGAAAAGAACATCAGGGAATTCTTCTTTTAAGGCGATGTACTGCTTTTTGGTAAGCTCTGTATATTGCAAGCTGTCTATAAAAACAAATCGCGGTGCCTGCTTTTTACTAAGCCTTTCCCGCAGAGCCTCAATAGGCTCACGGTTCAGGATGATAAAGTTTTTTTTAACCTCATGCATCCGGCACTCTTTGACGTTTTTTTGAAATGACTTTCGCGCACCTTCTTCAAGCGTGTTGTATGCCACCTTTCCAACCTGAGCAAGCATTTTGGCGAGCATCATGCTAAAGCGGCTTTTGCCATTACCTGAGTTGCCCCAAATTATCCAAATACCACTTGCCTCAGGCTCGCCCAGCGATGCCCTCCATTCCTTATCAAGATATAATTCAATGAACTTTTTATTTAGAATTTGGTCTACAGAAAGCGCTCTGTTAATCGCCATTAGGAGTTATGTTTTTAAGAGCATGGATTTTTCGTTTTACGCGGCGGAGGTCGCCGTCACATTCTACCCATACCTTTTGAATTAGTTTAGTGTCCTCAATTCCGTTGGCACCACAAACTTTTACAACATCGTTAAATGAAAGGTTTTGCAGTTCGATAAACTTTCTACCAATACGGCTGTAAATCTCGTTGTAACCTTTTTTGTTAAGAGCTATACCTTTGTTAATACGCTTCTTTAAATGGTCGGTAGCACATAAGACTATGCCGCACTGATCTTCTAACTCATTATATAGCGTGATAAAGAAGTAAAGAACCTGGTCGCTTAGCTTATCCGCTTCATCAAGCATTAATAATGGTTTTTCTTTTTGCTTTAGGCGCTTAACAGCTTCATACATCATTTCAGCAACAGTTAAGCCTGTGTAGTCGCAACCCATTGCGCTGAGCAACTCAGCAAGGAATATTTTACGGTTCCAAAATTCTGAACATTGTAAACGGTAAGCATTTGGCCTGTTTGAAAACAATTTCATTGCTGCGCTTTTACCCGTTCCCGCATTCCCTGTTACGGCAAACACATTGGAGTGTTGTTGAGCATCTGTTAAAATGCCATTTAAACGCTCTTTTGCGGCAGTTTCTACTATTTGCCACGCTTCGCTATTACCGCCCCCAATTTGAGCGGCTACATTGCGCCACATTTCGTTTTTGATAAGGCTCCAATTACCATTTATCATTTGGCTTATTGTAGCCGCGCTAACACCCTTTAAGGAATTGGCTGCCTTGTTTTGGCTCTCATATTTGCCAATGTATTCTTGTAGGTTTATTACAATTTGCTGTTTCTCTGTATTTTCCATAAATTTGTTGTGTATTGCTGCCGGTGTAGTTTCTCAGGCCGTACCGGATTGATTTACATTATTGAATAAATATCTTGTTCATCTGTTACAACCGCGTTGGATAGTTCTTTTTGGTACTGTCCTATGTCGGTTGTTTCTTTTTTAACAGCCTTTTGCATTTTGCGGCTGCTCTCTATGCCTTTAATTAGTGGCGACCTTAAACCTCTATCCTCCGCGGTTCTGTTATGTTCCGCGAGTATGGCTTCCATTTTGTCACGCTCTGCAATCCTTAGCTTTTTATCAGCCTCAATAATTTGTGTGATGTACGATGCTTCCCAATCTTCCTGCATCTGTCTGCCTCGGTTAACATCAACTTTTATTTCAGCCACCCCGGCACGTTTAAGACCTAAAGGTGTGTCCTCATATAGTTGAATTGTTGTGCGGTCGTCAGGGTCATACTTGATGTGAAACTTTTTATCTATATTGTTGCGAAGCCATACCAAGTCGGGCAACTTATTTTCGTTATACACCATATAGGTGTACTTTTCGCCTTTCTCTTTGAAGCTAATGCCGTAAGCGTTGCAGGTAACAGGCTCTTTGCGTTGTATGAAAAACATTTCTATCATATCCCAAATATGAATTGCAGGGGTGGCAGGATTTTCACTGTTTAAATACATCTCAAGCCTGCTAATACCTGTTTTAGGATGTGGGGCTTCGTTCCATTCTTGTCGACGTTTGGCATATATTTCCTTTACTTCGTCAAGGGTGGGGAGTTTTGCATTATTTCTAAGAACAACTTCCATATTAGCACGGCTTTCAGCTTTAACGGCAGTAATATTTTGACCTGTGAAAAACCATTCCTGTTTTAAATAGTGCTGTTGGAATCGTCCAAATGCACTTTCTATAGTTTTAGATTTACCATTATATGGCCTTGTGTTGGTACATAGCTTTGCGATTTTGCCTAAAAAACTTTGGCTTTGCAGCGTTTTTGTACCGCCCTGATTATCGAATTTAATTTCGTAAGGCTTATGCCCCGAAATTTGAATAGCCATCTTATAGGCTCGGTATTGCGCCTCATAATCTTCACTATTACTGATGTGATAACCGAGAAACACCTCGCTGTAAGCATCAAATACCTCGTACACTTGGCAGGTCTGCATTTTGCCTGTAGCATCTTGGTAGTAGTAGTTAAGTTTTGTACCATCGCTATACCATAAGCTGTCACGCATTCCAGGCAACTTAGTTGAGAACTGAAAACTATATTTTTCTTTGCTTTTCAGTTCACCAAACCTGTAACCGTACCATAGGGGTTCAATTTTAGGGTCGTTCAAAAAGTTAATGAGCGTGTTTTCCGATTTTAAAGGCTTCCATCCTTTATCAGTGGCTAATCGGTTGTATTCAGTTAAAAGTTGCTTGTGTGTTGCGCAACGTTGAACTTGATCAGCCCATCGGGCAAGAACCCACCGCTTTGCTTCATCATCCAACTTTTCACTGTTTTTATGCCCGAAGCCCTTATGCACTAAACTTTGATAACCCTCTTTTTTATAGAGGTTGAATTTGTCTCTAAGCCTCTTTTCGTTGGATGGCAAACTGTGGGGCCATTGTTTGACAGGTAAGTTTGAAACTACTTCTGCAATCTTCGGCCAGGGCTTAATTTTGCTACCTAAAGCCTTACGCTTGCTCATGGTGGTTTCCATCACTCTATCAATTCCGTTTAGAACCTCGGCATTTGCTATATATTCGACCTTATTTTTTTCAGGTAATTCTTCACCATTGTCTAAAGTATAAGTGTTAAAAAATTCATGGGCGAAACTATCGGTTTGCAAGTAGTCAATGAACGTAATGTGTTTAGCTTTTTCGGTCGGGTCGCCAGTGATGGCGATAATTCTTTCTTTGATATCTTGTTTTATCGTTTCAAATTTTATTAGTGCTTTCCGACCGTTGCCACCTACACTAATTTTTTCGAGTTGCTTCCTTGCACATAGCTGCTTATAATAAGACTCACTTAAGATGCCACTTTCGTAAAGCCAACTACCATGAATACATAAAACATTGTTTTGGTATTCGTACATGGCTTACTGTGTTTTAAAATTTATAATCGTACTATCTAAGGCCTTAAAAAGTATTTTATATTCTGCTATAATTTTATCAGGCATAATTCCGGTTCGATCACCTCTTAAGCTTTTTCTGATATAATCAACTGAAAATCCAAACTTTTCAGACAAGGCTTTAAGAATATCCTGATTGTAATTCTGTTTTTTTGTCGTAGGTTTGTCCATCTGTTATTTTGTCTTTTGGTACAGGACAAATATAGTATGATATTTTCATACTAACATAATTTTTATATGATTTTTTCATACTTTTTTATATGAATTCAATAAAAGACAGGTTATTCAAGGCTTACGAGTATCTGAAAGAGATTGGCAAACTATCAACTTTGCAAGAATTTGCGGACATTATTGGAACCAATAAAGCCGGGATGAGCGATTTAAAAGCGGATAGAAAGAAAGTTAGCTTAGAGAATTTAATCTTATTAACGGAGGCACATACTGAAATTAGCTTTGAGTGGCTTGCAAAAGGAGCGGGTAGTATGATAATTTCATACACAAGTAAGGATGCCAATAAACTTGCCGTTGTTGAGCCTGAAGGTGTATACAGCCGCGTACCCAAAGTTGTAACTATAGATAGTAGTGGGCGTAATAATATTACGCTGGTCCCTGTAAAAGCTGCGGCAGGTTATTTAAATGGTTTTGGAGACCCTGAGTTCATAGAAACCTTACCAACCTATAATTTACCGAACATTCAAAATGGAATATTTAGAATGTTTCAGGTCGCAGGTCATTCAATGTTCCCAACTTTACATAATGGAGCTTATGTTGTGGGTCAATTTGTCGAAAATTGGACTAAAGACATAAAGGATGATAGGGTATATGTTATAGTCTCAAGGGATAATGGGGTTATAGTTAAACGCTGTTTAAATAGGATTAAAAAGTATGGAAATATCTATTGCAAAAGCGACAATAGGAAAGAACACCCAAGTTTTGCAGTCAGTCCAGAAGATATTATTGAGGTGTGGGAATATAAGATGCATATAGGTTTTGAACTTGGAAACCCAGCAGATTTATACGATAGAGTTTCAGATTTAGAAGCGGAGGTATTTTTTTTAAAGTCAAATAACAACAAAATCAAGTCTAAATAA